TTACATCTGAAAAGTCTGTAAAAGCTGTAGTTGAAGATAATGATACACCAGAGTTTGTAAGAGTTGCTCCACCTGCACTATATGCAGAACCTGATGTATTTGTAATTTCTTCTGATGTTGAATAGTCTGTTGTAGAAGCACCTAAACTTGCATCGCTATCAAATAAAGCAATTTTAAAAGTGTGTCCACCCGAAGATTCAAAACTGTGTTTTCCTTGTAAAAGCTCTTGTTTAAAGCTTGAACATATTGCTGATGATATTGCCATAATTTATCTCCTGTTATGGTGTCGGTGAAGGAACTTGAATACGAACTGTGCCGTCTGTGTAGTCGTCCCTTTTACGTCTACCAAGTTGCTCTGCAGCAAACTTCTGTACCTCTTGTTTATACTTTTGTTCATATAATGTCAACATATCCATTGGACCTTTTAAAAAGCCGTATGCCTCCACTAAACATGCATATAATAATCCATTTGGAAAATTAAGACTTATGTAATTAGTATCATCATTTTCTAAAAGATCTGGAGCTTTATCAAAATGAACTCTAAATCTATATGTAGTATTAGGAACCGGAGCAAAAGCTATACGTCCTGATGTAGTGTCAGATTCACCTGTAGCACCACCAAACATAGCATAATATTTAGGTTGACCTTGAGCTGCTGATGTGCCTGTTACATCCTGATACTCCTGTAAATATGTGTAATCTTTTTTCTCCAACCACCTATTAGCACCCGTAGTAGCAGATCCGTTTGTATCATAAACCTGTATACCTCTGATAAATACAGCTCCTGCAGGACAGTTAATAGACTCTTGTCCAGCAACTAAATTACCTAATTGTTGTTTTCTATTTGCATCTATTGGTAGATCTCTAAATATTTTATATTGCGCGTTTAAAATAATATTTTCTAATACAGCGTCTGTTAAAACATTTGAATCTGTTTCTGTGTAGCTTTTAATTTGTGTTTTTAATCCTGATGCGCTTAATCCTGCCATTATGCTGATAGTGTTACCGGACCAGCCGATAAACTTCCTCCTCCTATATTTGTACTTGCAGTTGCTGTTCCAGCAGCTGTAAATGTATAATTATTAGCATCAACTTTGGTAATTGTAAATCCTGCAGATTTATTTATATCTGCAGTTGTTATACCAAAAGATCCCTCTCCATTTCTAAATTTAACTACATCACTCGTAGATCTACCATGGTTTTCTTCAAATACGGTTACCGTTGTAGAACCGTTTGTAATTTTAAATGGGTTTAAAGTTAAAACTCTAGCCACTGCAGGTTCTGTTCTTGCAGGTCTAGCATTTAATAAACCCTGTGCGTCAGCAGAATAAGCTCTTGGCTCTAGTTGTGGGTGTTTGCTTTCAAATTCTGATATATGCACTCTAGCACCATTCCATTCTATAACCATTTCAGAATATGGAAATTCTTGTCCAGATCTATCTGATATGAATTTTGCAAATTTTCCTGACGATAATGCCATTATGCCTCCGGATAATAAACTTTAGGACTTATATAAGTGCTAGATGATGAACCGTCCTCTGCTAAAGCTCTTTGTAATTCATCTTCATATAATAATTTTAATTCTTGAACTCTTTG